TTTGGTCCTTGTTTGGTTTGTTTTTTACCATACCACATAGCAGCTTCCATAGAACGATATAGTTCGTTCTGCATTTTAGCCTCTGCATAAGGTAAGAACTTAGATACAGTTTGTTGATTACCATTCTCATCAGTATACAAGAAATCTACAGCCAAGCGACCCTGATCGCGCATAGCTTTGTCCGTAACAGTATATTTTTGTGCGAATGCTCCTACTTGACTTTCCAGCATAAAGGAGTTAGCATACTGTTGAGTACCGAAATACTCGTTGTATTCTGATGGTACAGAAGTCCAAACTTTAGAAAATTCACTACCTACGCTCAAAAGAGTAGATGGTAGGTAAAGTTCTGGGCGATCACCTTGCAGTTGTACCGTGTAGATAAAACCAGCACCATCTTGTACAGGCCCATCAATAATTTGCATGGGGTACTCAGGATCTTCTGGCATTAATACATCGGGATACGCAAAGTAATCCAAATCCAGTTTAATCTTAAATGTAGTGCCGTTCAAACCAGGAGCCGCGTTAGACGATTCCAGATTTTCTACGATACGAGCACATTTGTACTCAGCTCCTTGCAGTCTCCAACGGTAGATTTCCGTATCAATTTCTTTGGTACCGAAGCTTTTGCCTCCAGTCATACCTAAAAGTACTTTTCCACCAGTGAAGAAGCGAGATTTAGCAGAGTATAATTTCATGAGCATTCCTTCAAATACATGAGGTGCTCCAGTTTCGTATGCATTACCAAGATATTGAGAGTCGATGAAATTACCACCGAAACTATCATAACGTTTGATAATGAATCCGCTTCCAGTTGTTGCCATTGTCTAAAATAAATTGTATGTCAAAATTAATCATCAATGATTAGTCTAGACTTTTTGCCCAACCTTCCCAGTCAAAAGACGAGGTAGAGCCAGGTGTGTAACGTCCTGATCTCGCTTGATCTGAAGGATTAAATACACCGTCTAATCTAGATTTAATATTAGAATTATTCTTAGTTTTCACTTTTTGCTCTAACCGCTTAAAGTTAAAGCCTTGTTCAGGATCATAGTCCATTAAAATATCCGCAAGTTGAACAATATGTTCTGGGTTTTGTTGAACCTTAGCAATCGTACGCTGGAATTGAGTACTGGGTTGTTGGCCCCTACGTAATTGTTTATTATTTAAAAAGGCCTTTAGTTTACCTCTACGTTTATCCTCTAAAATTTCCATTTCATCTATAATAGAGGAAAACGTATGTCGCAATTCCCTTTCTTGTTCTTCTTGCTGACGTTCTAAGTCTTGTTGCCGCTGCTCAAATTGTATCTTTTTTTCTTCTTCTAAATTAATAAGTTCTAAGCGATTTGCTTCAGCTTCTTGTTCAAGCATTCCACTTGTTTCTAAAGCTGAAATCATTTTATTAATACGCTCATCACTATACTTAGTAGTATCTTTTAGATACCTAGCAACGACTTGTTTTTGATTTTCCTGGTCAGAAAGATCCAAATTTTGGAGCTGATCTGAAACATCTGTACTATAGTTTTGTACAAATTCTTGTATGGGTTGACCTGTAGTCATACCAAACTTAACAGCAGCTCTATATTCTTCTGGGATACTCTCTAAGAAACTATCACGAGCCTGCCTTTGAAGATTACCGTATGTTTCATCAAGTGCCTTATCAAAACTCTCAACACTTCCATCAAACTCAAAATCTTGACTAACTGAAAGTATACCTTCTTCACTTAATTTTTCATATAAAGCAGTTACTTGTTCAGTGAGTTCGTTGTCCTGTCCAGACGCTCCATTATCAGGATTCACTCCTTGAGAAGGTTCTTGAACAGTGTTCGTAGTTTGTTTAGTATCCGTATCATAGTCTATGTCTGTATCTGTATTATCTACATTATCGTTATCTGTATCTGTAGAAGTATCCACTTCGGTTGTTGATTCATCAACATCATCTACCTTTGTATCTACATCAACACTACCAATAATATCAGCATCTTTAACATGAGCGGGGTCATCCCCCATAAAAGACATAAGCTCTTCTAAGCTAGGTTCGTTTCTTGTATTATCTGACATAATAATTTAATTTTAATCATTGTAGTAATGTTTGTTGGCTATAAATTTATTTTTAACAGCGAAGTATAACATTACTCTGTGGCTGCACGTTTGTTCTCAGCCTCTTTCTTTTTAATTTCTAGTTCTTTTTCTTTAAGATCTAATTCTCTGTTTTTTATTGCACCGTCTTGTTTTAACTTCTCTACTTGAAGCGGATCTGGAATACCATCATTATTCATATCAAGATCTTGTTGAAACTTAAATGCATCAATTTCTTTTTTCATAAGTTCCGTATCTCGTTCAATCATTGCCATTTCCTTATCATGAGAATACTCACGCTCTTGTTTTTCTTGGTCTGCTCTCAAGGCTTCTTGTTGTAGTTGTTGTTCGTGTTGACGTTGACGTTCTTCAGCTTCCTGTACAGTTCTCTCCGCATCTTTCAAATACTGCTCCATCTCGGTAACTGATTTAGCCTTATACATATTAACAATGTCAGTTAACTTAGCCTTATCGTGATTTAAGGCATATTCAGCAAGAGGAGCCATGCGATTAAAGATTTCATTTTCCTTAGAAGAATTCGTAATAAATACACCAATATCAGCGTTTAGAAGTTCTCCTTTATCAACCTTTAATAAACGCAAAGACATATCATCTAAAACATATTGCCTTGTAATTCCTTTATATGCCCAGCATTCTTGAGCTGCTTGGACTGCGGTATTTAGAATGTGTTCCCAATTTTTATCGTGTAGATTAAAATAATATTCTGTGACATGTGTAGATTGTACGATGGCTTGTTGGTGATTTGTTACACTCTCATAAGGTACGCTTTGTCCTTCGCGTTGTTTTGTAACACCTGCTACATCTGCAATTTGTGCGTCAATCGCATCTAGGATTTGAATATAGTTATTGATATGAGCAATGGTTGACCTATCAGCCGTACTGCCCGGAGCGCCTCGTTGATAAGCACCTTCTTTTTCTGCATTTTGTAGAGGATTATAAAAATGTACATTTAAATGATTTAAATAATACATTGTTTTCTCAAGGCCAATTTTAGGATCAATTTGAGTTACATCTAGATTAAATACTGGAGCATGGTCTTGCGCTATAAGATGCTTAAGCCTGTGCATAATAACAAAATACAGATGTTGAAAAGGCCGCATACGATCCATCATAGATACAGCAGGAGCATTTGTATTGGAATAAATTACTCCATGATATCCTAACTTAACCTTATGAGGATTATCTTTTGAGCGGAATTGGTATGGTTTACGACCAATGCAGCAATAAATATCTGAGCCGATTCTTACACCTTCCCACACTTCAGGAATCCAACCTTCCTCACATCTATACTCATCAAAATACCATACATTCTTTCTTTTGCCGTACTTGCCAATTTCTACTTGTTTTTCAGCATACTCTGGAATATTAAATTCTTCTCCAACAATATCTACTTGCTTATCTGCGTAATCATTAATGTACTCTAGGAAATAAACTTTTCTTTGGGATTTCCACTCTACATGAATAACTTCTCATTCTGCTCCATGTGTATTTAGCCTACCATACTGGCCCTCATGCGTAGAATCTGCATGTGCGCGTCTATGGTATTCATAATCTACATCTGCATCTAGATCGTATTTCATAGTTTTCCCTACAATATCATCACGCATACCATATACACCAGAGGTAGCCCCCTCAATTCGTTTAACATCTTTTTCTGTTAAATATTGACCAAACTTGTGAATAACATCTGGTCCTGACATTAAGGTTCTATACCCTGCATATAATCCATCTTGAATCCATTTTGTATCTGGATCTTTAGAGTAGAAAAACCCTAGAGGGTTTAGCACTTTAATTACAGGTTCGTCATTTTCTATTCCTACGTATACAGGTTCTTCTGCGGTCAATAAAGCGTGTTTAAAAGCATCGTTTCTTTTGCCCTTAATATCTTGCGATACCATAAGATATTCTAAAACACGGCGAGCTGCTTTTTCTTTTTTAACTACGTAATTAGATTCTTCTAGGCGTTTAACACTTTTAGGGTCTAAATACTTATTCATTAAGTCTTGCAGTTTTTGTTGTAACTCTTGTTGAGAGGCTCCTTCAGATCGTCTAGACTGGGGACTGGTCTCAGGACTTGGTTGGTCTGGGTTTTGTTGACTCTGTTGCTGTTGTTGCATAGCTCTAAACTCCTCAGCATGATGCTCCCGAATTAGTTTATTTGCTTGTTCTAAAAGATCTTCTACATGATCAGAAATATCTAAATCTCTTTGAATAATTTTAGAGTTTACACCTTCTTGATCTAAGACTGTGGTTCTAAAATCTAAAGGACGTTTACTTTCTTCTCCTAAAAGAACGTTAATCTTGTTAGTAGTTTTATTGTAGGGTTTAATAGAGTCCTTAAATTTACCAACTTCTAAACCCATTGGGTTTAATTCATTCTCAAAATCTCGTTGATTTAAAATGTTGTTATAGAGTTGATAATTTGATAATTTTCTATGATAATCATCGCGAAATCGTCCTTGTTGTTGATCAGCAGTTCTATAGTAATCTAACTGTCCTTCATGACGATTCATCGCTAGAGTATCAATCATTTCTTTTGCCCATTTAAAGTCTTTCTTCTTTTTATCGTAATAAGAAAGTCTTTGTTTTGGGAACTTACTTGAATTAGTTATGGCCATAACTTTTATAATATTATTAAAGTAAAAAGTCTAAATCAATGTCTTCCATTTTCTTTTTTAGACTTGATATTTCTCCATCGCTGTCTTGTGATTGAGCGTCCCCAATCATTTTATTTGACAACAAGAAAGACAAGTCCAAGTCATCTTCTAAGCCTATAGCTTCTTTTTCGATGCGATTCTTATACTGGTTATACGTTTCATTTACTCCAATAATGCAGCCCATAAAACCCATAACACGGTCAAAGTTTTCATCTAAATTAAATGCAATTAATTCTTGTAGTAAACCCCTATCCCAAATACGATCAAGGTTTCGTATTACTGCACCATCTTCACCAGCACTTTCTCTTTCTTCTAAAAGCCAATCCCTTATGTATTGACAACCATCTAGTTTCATTTGCCTATTTGACATAGGAAATCCATACGTAATCGAAGGAGTTGTTCTATGAGATGCTTTTTTGTTAAATACGGTTCTTGGTTGTTTAGCCAGCAGATCTAATCTCTTCATTTTTTCGAAGTACTCCTTAACGTTTCCTCGAACATTTTCAAAATATACTTTTGCATTTCCGTAAAACATACTTAGTTTTAGCAAATTCTCATTTACTACGTGTCGGCCCTCATACGGTCTTCCGACGTACACAGCGACGATTTCGTCGTACCCTATCTCTTTCCAAAACTTCTTTGTTTTTATAACATATGTAGCTGATAAAGATTCTCCATTAGGATCATCACTCGCGTAGGGGTCATGTCCTATAATATAGCTTCCCGGTGCAACTGAACCATCGGCTGTAGTTACAGGCATTTCATAGATAACAACACATCCATCTCTTTTAGAGTCATTTCATGGAAACTCATTAATCGGTGTTAATTCATTTTTAGTATCTATTTTATACCCCACTCCATAACGCTGTTTAGGGTCAAAAAATAACTTAACTCTTTTTTCTAATAAAGAATGGTACCCTTCCTCTTCTATAACCTGCAAGCGTTGTTTTAACTCATCAATTGGGAAAATATTACCTGTTTTAGCCAAAAACATCTCAGAAGGAATAAGTGGTCTGTACTGTAGTTCTGAGTTAAGCGCTGAGGTAGATCCTCCTTGACTTCTAAGCTTATTACGGCGTTGTTCTAAGTGTTGAGTAGCTTCTTCTACATGTGTTGATCCATTCTCATCTTTAAACTGATTAAGACCCATGTATGCAGGTACAAAGTAGCCAATATCTCCTTTATGCTCCCACATATCATTGAACTTAATGATGTCGTATTTTTCTGGGTTGTAGAACATTTCATAAGCGTGCTTTGTGCCACCGCCATCAAAGTCACCTCCAGTACCTAGAAACATCATAGAACCGAATTTAATGGCTCCATCACGTTGATTTTCTACAGCCGCATTATAGGAAGGAATTAAATTATCGAACATACCGATCTCCTCTCACACCATTACTCCAGGACGAGTACCTTGAGCCGCGAAAGGATTATCGCGGAAGGTCCGGTGTTTTATAGAGGATTTAGTACCCACCCATTTCCAAGATCCACCGATCTTTTTCTTGTACGTAGCTACTACATTTTTGGAAGATGTTCATGATCCCTGATACTGTTTAGAGAAAGGAGCGGGGAAAAACTTCTCGTGTGTCTCATAAGCACCTGGTAAATACTCTAAACCTATTCGAGTTTTATCTAGAATATCCGCAGAATACTTCGCATCTCCAGCACCCACTACAATTTCAGCTGATGTTTTCGCATTTGTATTTGTGGAGTCGATAAGTTTATATCTAGTCAAACCATCAAATAATCACTCATGTAAAACAATACCTACACCTACGCTGTAGGAATTAGAAGTGGGCACAAACTGATCTACTAAAAACATAGCGTCTTTGTTATCGACTGATAAGCAAACTGAGGGGTGAACTTGAGTTGGCGTAATTCGTTTTATAGCTACTCACTCTCTATTTGTTTTAGCATACTTAGAAGGATTTGTATTGAGTCTATCCAATTTTCTTTTTAGTCTAAATATTTCTTTGGAGGTCAAGATTTTTAACCGAAAATTATCAAGACAAGCAGTTTGTCGTACACTTAAAGAACAGCGTATTCCTAGAGATTCACAAAGTTGCTTTACTTGGTACACTAACTTTTTATTAGATACAGAAAACTCTATATTTCCTTTTTTACTTATATAGCCGTCTGTATCCATAAGACCTCTTAATAATTCCATTCTTTGCTTTACAGATCCGTATAGATACTTTTGAGGGATTACCTTTTTATCTGATTTTTTATACATTAACCCCAAATCTTCTACTAAATCTTTCATAGGGTTTACCATGTGCCTACCTTCTCTTTTAGTACCTGTTATAGAGTAAGCGTACTTAGCAGATTTAAGTTTTTCTACTTTACAACCTTCTGGTAGTTTTATATAGTCTAATATCTCTGGATCTGCTGTAGTAAAAGTCACTCTCTGCGTTAGTCCACCATCTCCTATTAACACACCAAGTGTGTAAGGATCACCTTAGTTAGATTACCATCATTTCCATAGATATAATCACCTACCTGAATATTTTCTATTTCTGTAGGACCTTCTATAGTTCACACTATAGATTTACTATGTACGTCCTTACCAAACCCCCTTGACCCAAGCATCATAAAATTCATAGACTCGTTAAAATATGTCGGCGCTCCATAGTTGCCTTTATGAGCCATTCGCATATATTCTCTTGCTGGTATATATGTTTTCTTTGTACCATCTTCTTTAAAAAGAATCTTATAACGATTTTCATCAAATTCACCAGACTCATCTGTACAGTGAATTTTCTTAAGCTGATCTTCTGTTAATTCTTCCTTGAGTGCGTTATGAGCAGAGTATTCAGGGTCATTTATAAAACCAGAAAAACCCCTTGCTTCTTCCCAGTTGTAGAAAAACATCCACTCTAGGTCACGAAGCAAGGGGCGTGCATAAGATTTTACTTTGGAACCTTTTATATTGCGTTTAATGGTTCCAAAATTGACATAAAAATATAGTTTACCAGGCATTCAACGACCGCCTACCCAATGTCCTTCTATACATCTACGGCGCTGCTCAGCCCAGTACTTTCTATAAGAAATACTTAAAGGATGATACTTAGGTATCTCATCCTCCAAGAACATCTTAGGGTTAAAATCTATATCTACATATGCTGAATAATTTTGAATCATATTTTGTCTTATGTTATATATCCCCAAAAGCCAGTGTTCTTGCATCCACACAAGCCATTAGGAGAAGTGGGGGCTTGGGACTCTGAGCAAGAAACACTGGCACATAAGGGGAATTATATCTTTAGTTTTTTTCTAGTATGGCGAGTTTATTAGTTCTGGATCGTAATCCATTTCAGCTTCTCCGTAGTTATTTGTAATTGCACATTCTGTAGTAATAATATTACCAGCAACAGATACTGCACTTTCTAGAGAAATTCTAGCTACCATAGTAGGATCAATAACTCCACTATCAATTAAGTTTTCGAAATTATCCGTCCGAGCATTGTAACCAATAACGTCTGATATTTCTTTAACTTTTGTGTTGTAATCGAGAACTTTCTGCCTAATAACTTCTCCAGACTTTCCTGCATTCTCAGAAATAGCCATAAGAGGAGCCCATACAGATTCTTTAACAATTTCCATACCACGTTCATAGTCTTTAGTTCTCTCATTCTCTCCATTATTAGTTTGAGTTTCAAAAAGCTCTAATACCATAGGTAAAGCCAGCCCACCTCCAGGAGAAATACCTTCTGCAATAGCAGCTCTGGTAGCATTTAAAGAATCATCAATTCGATCTTTAACTTCTTTGACTTCTGTTTCTGTAACACCACCTACTTTTATAATAGCAATACCACTTCCAAGTTTACCAATTCGTTCTTGAATTTTCTCTTGAACCCACTTACTATCTTCCTTTTTTAGTTGATATTTTAGCTCCTTTATTCTCTTACTAATTTCGTCTTGGTCACCTCCAGACCCAATCAATGTAGTAGAATCTTTTGTGATTTTAATTTTTTCTACAGTTCCTAAATCATCTAAAGTTACTTGATCTAGGGGAAGAGCAGTGTTTTGGGAAGAAACGTTTGCTCCAGTTAATATTGCGATATCTTGTAGGATTTGTTTTTTCCTTTCTCCAAAAGCCGGGCTTTTAACGGCTACTACTGGGAAATTATTTCTCATACGGTTCACTACTAGCATTGACATAGTTTGAGGATCAATGTCTTCTGCTATAATTAGAAGAGGTTGTTTTGCTTTTGCTGCTTTATCGACTACAGGAATAATATCTCGCATGGAGGATATTTTTCCGTCCACTAAAAGAATAAGAGGGTTATCGTACTCACACACCATTTTCGCAGTTTCAGTTACAAAGTAAGGACTTAAATAACCTCGATCAAACTGCATTCCTTTTACTACTTCTACATAGCTTTCTGTAGTAGATGAATTTTGTACGGAGATTACTCCATCAACGCCTACTTTTTGGAAAGCCTCTGATATAATATCTCCAATTTTAATATCATTATTAGCAGAGATAGTAGCAACATGGTGAATTTTTTTCCAATCATCATCAACTTTTAAGGATAGTTCTTTTAAACCTTGTACGATGTTAGAAGCAGCCTCATCCATACCTCTTTTTAATTCAATTGGCGCTGCTTCTGCTGCAATACTTTTATTACATTTTTTTATTAATTCTTGTGCTAATACAGTGGCTGTAGTAGTGCCGTCTCCAGCCACATCTCCTGTTTTTGAAGCTGCTTGTTTTATAAGCTGAGCTCCTATATTTTCTATTGAATCTTTTAGAGTAATATGTTTTGCTACAGTTACTCCATCTTTTGTTACATGAGGTCTAGAGTCTCCTTCTATAACAACATTTCGTCCCTTAGGTCCTAAGGTTGCTTTTACGGCTTCTGCTAAGACATTAACTCCTTTATTTATCTTTTCTCGCGCATCGCTTCCTAGAGTTACGTCTTTTGTTACTTTTGTCATCATAATATATACGGTCTATCTTTCTTAACTTCAAATACGTACTTAATATTCCCCCAACACATAATAATATGAAGGATAAGAATAACACAACTTTAGGCTAGGTTTTTAGATTTGGAAGAAAGTCTATCTTCTAGCTCTGTAGTTTTTACTAGGCAAGGTTCTTTTACAGTAGTCGCAATTTCACGTATTAGTTTTGTTACTCCACTTAAATTACGTAAAGCCCACCAAATGTTTACTTTCTTAGGAATGTTGATGTCATCTACTCCGTCAGCATCAAAGCGCTCCAAAATACTGTAGGTAATTTTGACTACCTTGCATTGAAGCTCTGAGTTTTGTTCTAGAAGCATTTGTTCACCATCTTCCTTAACTTTAAGCTTATCATTTAATGATTGTACTTCACGTTGTTTTTGGAGTACAGTATCAACAAGTTCTGATTTGTTGAGTTTCTCAAGTTTAGCTTTACTCGCCATTGTCTTTGTTTTTTGTGTCATCTAAAAATATAACATATTCTTTTTTAATCACAACAGTTCTATCAACAATATCCACATTTTTTAGATCCTTTCTAGGATCCAACGTAATCATATAATACTCCCCTGGTAATCCATGATAATCATTTCCATAGTAAGTACCTTCTTTATTAGGAAGTATAGGATGATCTTTTGAAATGCGAACTCGTTTAATAGTCATGGTGTAATTAAATTTTAGAACATTTTAAAATAAAAGGGTGCCAACTACCTAATACACTTTACAGCATGGCTCAGAGTAGTTGGCCCCTAATTAGCACGGGCGTCAGGTGTCGAACCCGAATAACCTGGTTTGGACCCAGGCCCCTGATTTTGAAGATCAGTCCCGTTTGCCACCAACGGATAAGCGCCCGTCTCTTGTGAACTTACTCTTTTGGAGTTGTTCTATTTCGTTTTTCTTCTTGTTTCAAGGAAGTAATATAAGCGCTAGTAAGACAAGCATACACGGCTAAGTCTAATAGTGTATCATGTATAGACTCATCTTCTACTTTTAAAATTCCTCTCTTATTAAAAGAACCTAACCGTGACATCTTATCCATCATTCGTGTTAAAAGACCTGTTAAAGGATTTACTCCTATAAGCTTTGTTGCTTTTATGGCAGAGAAGTGGTCAGTGTCGTCTTTTGCGTAATCATGTCCTTTTTTAGAAGTTAGTTCAAGACATCTGTCTAAGAACTTCTCAGCATAAGAATAATAATCGTTAGATGTCATAACTAGATATAATTTTTCTTAAATGTTGTTCAAATGTAAGAGAAGTAGTTTTTGACTCTTCCCATAGCTGCACTAACTTATTGTAGGGCAAACATGTTAGTTGTTCCATACCTTATCTCCATATTTTGCGATATCTAGAAGCGAATCAATATCAAAATTATAAAAATCAGATATTAACTCATTATAAAGTAAAGGATCTGATAGTTTTCGAACAATATTTAAGTTTTCTATGACTTTTAATCTATGTTCCTTAGACGTATTTTTTAGCGTTAATTTTTTCAATATTGGCATAACATTTTTGTAATACTGATAAGATAAGGTGAAATTTATTTTATGCTTATCATTCTTAGGAACATACATTTGGATTCTTCCAGGGGTAGGACAATATTTATCTAATATAGTTTTTATTCAGGTAAGTGTTCTAAGACAGGTGTTATGAAAGTTAATGCTGGGGTAGACTCTATTATTTTTTCGTATTAAGGTAACAGAGCCGTCTGCGTCTAAATAGCCAGACACATAATAAAGTTTAGATTTTAGACTGGAAGATTTTCTTCACATTATACGCTCTATTATAGGGTTTGACAATGCGTATATTGAAAATCGTTAGCTTTCTTTTAAACCCCTAGCATTCCAGTTTTATGCTTATATACTTGTCTTCCCCTTAGAAGCTTATTAAGCGTCGTGTTAAACCGATTCCAGTATAGAATCCCAAGTCAACTTTTCCTGGGTTGGAGAATGGCGCAACCGCTCCAGCACCTGCTTGTAATCCAATAGACCATCTTTTAGGCTTTTCTTCGATAAAGTAGGAGTGTATGTGGTGCGAGGTAGAGTAGGGATTAGATTGGCTAATAAGTACATTGTACTTTCTCGTACCGAGTCCCAAAAAACTAGGATTACGCACAGTATGAGTAAT